GAGCCATAAAGGCAGAGAAGAAAGCACTGTGGTTGCATCAGGCTTTTGATAGCGAAACGGCCGCTGCTATCAATATGACCAAGGCCGACTTTGCACGGTACTCGAAGGACATTGAGAACCAGTACGCGATCACGAATGAAAAGGCACTGGCAGCGGCCGTTAAGGAGCAGAAGCGCCGATCGACACTTCGGTGGAAAACGGAAGAGCGGGAGGTACGGGAGCAGGTTAACACTGACTTCAGGTACGACCTGCGGTTCGTCGCAGAGAATTACTTTAAGCGAGGGATCTCCCCGAACAGTATACTGGAGAAGGGGACCAAGCTGACAGATGCGAATAAGGATGAACTGGCACAGGCGCTTGGCTATCAGTCCGGCGATCAGATGAAGAACATGATGGCGGAGACTGATAGATCACGGGCGCAGCTGAAGATGTCCCCCGCCGCTTACTACGATCATATGGTAGAGATGGAAGTCAATAACAGGATGGAGGCTAAGCACGGGAAGCTTGGCGAGCATGTTCTCGAGGACGCACGGGCCGCAGCCATCAACGTCAACCAGCTGAAGATACTGAATGATGAGAGGAACTTCCTCGCAGCGCATGTGAAGAAGGCTATCATATCAAGGGAGGCCGCTGAGGATGCGGCCGACGAGTTCTTCGGAAAGCAGCTAGCTAAGACAGCGGTGAGGCATGAGCGGGAAGTTGCGACTACTGGCCGGAACGGACTCAGGGCTGAGCGCGCCCTACACAAGAAGAAGTATGACGAGGCATTGATCCACAAGAACAACCAGCTGTTCTCGGCACTGCTGGCGATAAGGTCAAGGAAGTTTGCGAAGGAGGTTGCCAACCTCTATAAGATTGTCAATAGGTTCAGGAAGAATGATGCAGTCTCCGGTGTCGCGCAGGAGTATACCAATCAGGTACAAGGGCTTCTGCACAGGTTAGGCTTTGTTACCTCTCGGGTGCCCGCCGATCTGCCAACGGCACAGGAACTGACGGACTTTATCAGGAAGAAGAATGCAGAAGGCAGAATGATACCGGAGCTGAACCTGCCGAACAAGCCGTTTAAGGAGTTCACTGTTGATGATATTAGGGAGCTGAAGGGAACGCTGGATGGACTGGTCCACGCCGGAAAGGCGGAGAAGGCGATTCAGATCAGAGATCGAATTGAGAAGTATGAAGAACTGGTAGCGCAGGCGTTGAAGAACCTGGATGAATTGGAGAAGGGAGGATTCGATCCGAGGAAGAAGGATATGCGGGAGCGGATCGCTAAGAAGATGAGGGAGCTGGATGCGATATTCCTGAAGCTGGAGCGGCAGGTTGACTGGCTCGATCATGGGGAAGTTAACGGCCCGCTCAACAGGGGATTCTTCCGGGGGCTGAAAGAAGGTGAGAACTGGAAAACGGATAAGCTGAGAGACGTTGGTAAGGACCTGCGGAAACTCAACAAGGATATGGGCAGGGCGTGGCGAAAGGCACTGAAAGATAAAACGGACAACAGGTGGCTAGAGGACTTGGATAACCCTGGTAAGATGTTAGACCTGCAACGAAAGCAGATGCTGGTGATCGCGCTTAACATGGGCTCGAAGAGTAATCAAGCGGTTCTGCTCGGAGGATATCATTGGGAATACAGGGACGTGATGGCGTACCTGAATCAGAACATGCTGCCGAAGGATTGGGAGTTTGTTGATAGGATTTGGAAACTGTTTAAGGATCACTTGCAGCAGGATATTAGAGATGTGACGGAGCGGATCTCTGGGGTCCCGGCCCCACTGGTTGAGCCCGCTGTTCTGCATACCAAGTTTGGGCCTAAGACTGGCGACTATTATCCACTGATTGCGGACCCGCTTAAGAGGCTGGAGAGGCAGAAGGAGCGGATCGACATTGATCCAGCTGAACAGCTTTATACCGTACTGCCTAATCCGCGCGCTACTAAGATCAGGACCGGCGCGATGTACCCGCTGGATCTTAGCTTGGATAACCTAGCGTCGCGGATCATTGAGACTGTACATAACCTTGGCCTGCGGGAGGCGATGATCGCAGCGAGGAAGGTGACAGGGGATGGGCTGATTAGAAAGGGAATAAGCAGGTCGCTGGGGCCGGAGTACCTTCATGAGTGGGATAAGGCACTGGATGATATCGCCGCCGACGGAGTGCGGGATACATCGGTCCCAGCTATAATTAATCAGGTGGCACTGTTTATCAGGCGTGGGATCATTGGGACACTGCTCGGGTTCGACATAGGTACTGCCGTGATCCACGGGACTTCCGCATTCGCTAACTCAGTCTTTGAACTTGGTCCAGGTCGATTTGTCGCCGCCGCCTACGAACTAATGTTCAAGACCCCCGACGCATATAAGAGCTTCGCAAAGCAGGCGTTTACTGAGAGCGGGGATATGCGGAACAGGCAGCACGACTTCGACGTGGACCTTCGTCGTGCAATCGACAAGGTTCTCAGTGCAGGTAAACTGAGTCGGATACAGCTGGCCCACCTCCAGTTTTCAACCGGACTGATCCGCTGGTTAGATTGGCTCACCGCAATCGTGGTCTACCACGGAGCGAAGAACAGGGCTATGACTGAGATGGGGATGAGTGAGAAGGACGCGATCTATTACGCTGGTAAGATAATGCGGAATGCTCACGGGTCCAATGGGCTGGTTGATCTTTCGCCGGTCCAGCGGATGGGTGGTATCCCTGCAGTCTTTACAATGTTTTACGGATACTTCAATCACAACCTTAATCAGACGCGGGACGTGGTAAGGACTGCTGAAGGGAAGGGGAGACACAACGAGAATAAGACAGCTGGAGAGAAGTTCTTCTATGTCCTGGGAGCCACGTTCGCTTACATAACTGTCGGCGCAATCATCCACACACTGGTTCGTCATGCCTCCTCGAAGGTCTGGTCCTTTGTAGATGGCGAGCCCGATGATGATGAAACGCCCCTATGGCAACAGATAGCACTGGCGCATGTGGGGCAGCTGGCATCTATGTATCCAGTGGTCAGTTCCGCTCAACAACTGATCTGGGGCCACAACCCCAGCCCCACACCATTGCAAGAACCATTCACGAATGCGTACAAGCTTAGTCAAGATGCCAGCAAGTGGTTTGAGGATCGGCCGGTCTCGAAGAAGTGGCTCGAGAATTTAATGACGATGCCAGGCTATATGGGCGCGCCAATAACTAAGCAGGAAGCAAAGGCCACGCAATTTCTGTGGGACTACTTGAGCGGGGTGCAACAGGCTGATACCGTTCCACAGTTTATCCGTGGCGTTCTAGGTGGAGAGTCACAGCCGCGTCCAAGGAGGCACCGTTGATCCTTGCACTTATTCTGTTGCACCTGCTTGACGGTGCGCAGGTCTGGATACAGTCTGAGCAAATCACGCTCATAAGAGAGCCAACGGACCAGTGTCAAGAGACGCATGGAGCTGTCGTTCGCGTAGGGAGCCAATCTCTGTGCGTACTGGAGAGCCCAGCAGACATCTTGGCGAAGCTAGAAGCGATCCACGAACCGGCCCCTGAAGGCCACACCTCTAACTATCCATACCCCTCGAGTCCGTTCCCTTGGTACAACGGCCTGACATATAATTCCAGCCGCTCGCACCGGGGTATCAGGAGGGTCATAACTAAGCAGTAGCTGACTCACACTAATATTATCAGGAAAGAATCCACAGATAGCGACGGTGTTCCTCTGGATCAGCGGGATCACCTCTGCTGCTTCAACCCGCAACCGTGGCAGGCCTGGTTCCACTTCGACCACAACGCAGCCGGTGAGGGACAGGATTGATAAGATCGCCAGCGCCTTCATTGTCGCCTCCTAGTGTTTAAGTTTAACTCCGGCAGTGTACCAAGTCCTTCCCCCATCGTAGTGCTTAATCAGATCGTGAGAGGCAACCATGACCTCGATAACTTTTGGTATCGAATAGCTGGGGACCTTCTTCTGAAGGAACTTGTAAAGAAGGTGCTCCCCGACCATCTTGTTCTCTGAATGCTTCGCAGTCATCATTACGAAATAATGCAGGTCCTCCATCGCGCGGGCGTCTCCCACTACTCCAGCCGTCGCGAAAATATCTGGCATATTATCTTCAACCTCGAAGAGCCATTTGAAAGCGAGTTCTACATGTCCCGCTCTGATCCTTCCCTCATTGCTCTCTGCGATTGAGGCTATCATGGAGAGCTTCAGTATATGTGCGAGCCGCCTGCTGTTGTAATGGGTCAGCTTGTTGTGCTCGGGTATTGGCTTGCGACCATTCTCGTTCCAGACCTCTATCATTGTCTGAGCATCCAGGTCCCATTCCATCTCGCCGTACATCTTGCGCGCCTCCCTAGCATCTTGTACCAGCATATCCCTTATTCTCTCTTGATGTACCGAGTCCGTTGCCTTTCCAAAAACTGTTCCCTTTGTCTCTTCTCCGTGGAATACGAATATAGTTCTAGATGTAAAGCCCTGATCCCATGCGCAATCTGGTAGAGTCGTATTAATGAATGCTGGAGTTGTGCCAGCAATGATCGCGAGGGATGGCGCATCAATACGAGTGTGCTCTTTCTTTCCGGTCCTACGTCGTTCTTCATACAGCTCTCCATCATACAGTTTGTTGAGAGTGTTAATGAACTGCGTCTCGTAGGCTGTCATAAAGATACCAAGCTCAGACGAAAGCACGAACAGGGAGTTAAACTTTATATCCAGCTTGACTGGATAGATCTCTGTGAACGAAACGTCGCTGGCAGCGAGGGTGTCGATGAGGCTCGCCGTTGTTACCGAGGACGGCGCAACGTGGAGCTTCTCGATCTTTCGCAGTAGGGTTTCAGCCTTGGTTAACACTACCGACTTGCCAACTCCGGGAGGACCAGTCAGAACGATGTAACAGTTCGGGTACAGGTTGGAGCCCTTCGTAAAGGACCACACCCTGCGCTCGACCACCCCAGATAAGACTCCAATAGCAGTCCACCGTCGAAAGATTTCTGGCGACGAACCAGCGCCAGTGTACTCAAGAAAGGAGTCTATCCAGTTGTGACAAAGCCTTGGGATAGCATTGGCGTTCCCGTTTATCACTGCTCTTGTACTTCCTTAAGCCGTCGGGATTATCGTCTGACTCAACCGCCCAATTCCATCCCACCTTTATTTCTGATGGTATCAAGAACATTCGATCATACTGCAGTTGTATCGGGACCTTGATTGCCTCTTGCACTTTAGGCAGCACGATATCTTCTTTATCTTCTGGATACTGAATGAGAATGGCATCGTGGATTTGCAGTAGCAGCTGGCATATTCCCTCTCTCCACACTTGGAGCATTCCAGTGTTAAGTATATCACCGACTGAGCTTTGGGGGTCATAAGCTATAGCCTCTCGTAGAGTAGCATCATCATCGCGCCTGCCAAAAAAGTAACGACGCCTGCCAAAAAGGCTATCCAGCCTCCCATACTGCTGGAGCTGGGAGGCGACGTAAGCGTGCCACCGTTGATGTGGAAAGGCCGCAAAGTATTTGCCCTGGAACTTGGTGATCTCTCTGGTGTCGAGGTGAGTGTGCTTGGACATGGTGTGAGGCTTACCGTCATAGTTGGTTCCATGCCCGAGGACTTTTGCCATATGTCTATATGAATGCTGTCGGTAGAATGGCTGTTCAGCCAACGCTCTATCTTCTTTAATGTTTCCGAGCCAAGGTAAATCCGTCCACGCCAATCTGCACACAGTTGTATGTAGGTCACCTGACTCGCAGGCGTCGAGGTACTTTCCGTCATGAAACAGGTTCCATTCAATCGCACCGACCAGTCTGCTTTCGGCTTGTTCCAAGTCTACGTATGCGAACTTGTATCCTGGGTCTGCGACAAATACTCGTCTAAGACGTTCTTCAATGTTCTGGAGATTCGTTCCAGTTCCGAAATCACTAAGAGAACTACTGAACCGGCCAGTCGTAGTTCCAGCGATATTGTAAGAGGTTCGCATTCTGCCATCCGGGTCAATGCCGGTTCGCAGGACTCCAATTTTCTTATGCAGGTCTCTAAGTCCGAGGATATGGCTGACAATAGGCTGGGCGTAGAAATGATTTGTGAGCTGCTCAAGGGCATCACGGTTGACTGTGGGCTCATAAAAGCCCTTGGCATTCCTCTTTTTGATAGTAGGGAGCCTGAGCACCTCATACATAAGTCTCTTGAGCTGTAATGGTGAGCGGTAGTTCCAGGAATACTCAACCCCAAGTCCATCATGCACGATGGACATAAGATTATCGTGTAGTATTCTGACATCTTTTTCCCACTCCATTATCATTCGATCGCGCTGCTCTTGATCGACAAGTATCCCGCGCAGCTTCATCTCGAGGACCGGGGCCTGTAGGGCCTTCTCGAACTCATACGTCGCGCGGGTCTGGTTGTTGAGCTGCGGCTTGATAACGTCGCGAACCTCTGACGTGACGCAGCAATCGAGCCCGTTATAGATCCATAACTTCTCAGTCTCTGACACGGGCATCGTCAGAGCTGTAAGCTGGTCAGTCCTGATCGCTTTCATGTTTCGATAACTCGCTCTCCTTGGTATCGGATGACTTGTTCTGTTCGATCGGTCTTAAGGTATCGTAAGTGGATTGGCTTTCCCATTCTAGCGGCCCGAGCGATCCCCCAGACCATACCACCTGTGATCCCGAGGTCCATGTACACGGCGACCAGATCTGCAACCTCGAGCCATCCCACCGCAGCGTCAATACCTCGCTGCCGCTCTTCGGGGATCTGATCATTAAGGACCCCCTTTTGAGTGTAGAGGAGATGACTGGCGAACGGGGACTCTCCTCGATCAAGACAATCTCTAATACATTCTCTGGAGTACCGAACATTGGCGAAGCCTCCTGCGAAAGGTGACTCTATGATGACTCTCATTCGTCACGCTTGATAGTTGTCTTGCCACGAGGGCGCATAAGTTTCCATGAAGCCTCGTTAGTGTGGACCGAGCCCAAGAACGCAAGACCTTTCTCGGACTCGGGTTGAAGGGAGTGATGCAGCAGCATTGTGTCATCTTCAAAGTTGTTAACAGTTATCCCGTATGATCGCCACAGGAAATGGATATCGTAAAGTCCATTCTGCGCAGTCTTGGGTGCAGGATGCTGGAGCACTCGACGGACAAATCCCCACGCAGCAAGCTCGCTTTCGAGATCTGGCCAATAACGTCCATCAGGCTTTCGTGGATCAGTGAATGGAACGACGATAGCAACTCGCTCGTCGGGGGCGAATCCGATGCAGGTGATTTGGTTTCCAGCAGTCTCAATGTCAAATGTGATTTGAGTTGCGTGTTCAAGATGCTCGTCATAGAGGGCCTCCAGTTCAGGAAGTGTCGGCTCTATGTAGACAGTTCTCTGAGGCCGGCGGATATCAGGGAACTCGGACTCTCGGGCAGCTTTTTGAAAGTCCAGTATAGTCACTGGACGGAGGGACCACTGTCTTAGGATCGCTGCGGGATGATAGGTGGGGAGACACTTGATGGAAGGGATAACTGTTGAGGGCGTTATGGTTCCTCTGATCTTAGAAATACCTGAATTATGAAGAAAGGCCCAACTGGCGGTGTTGCCGAGAAGTATAAGGACGTTTGGCCTAAGGTCGTTAATCTCCCTAATAACTCGATACACTTCTCCAAAAAATTCGGGTCGAAGATATTTTCCCGATTTGAGAGCAGGAAATCCTCCAGCTCTTTCTTCTCCACAAAGATTCTCAATGTCGTTTGATCTGGGTCGAAGATTAAAGACGTTGGTGAGGAAGCAGTCGGCACGGTGTATCCCTCCTTCACTGAGCATACGGGTTAACTCATAGCCGGAGGGGCCTACGAATGGCATACGTTGTTCCTCTTCGTTCTGCCCCCAGGCCTCTCCGACTATGGCTATCTTGGTCATTAGAATGTCGCGGCCTTCACCGCCCACATTGCAGCATCTTCCATGTGCGTCTGTGCAAGTGACCACAGGCGCTGGTGCTCGCCATCAACGGAGCCCTTGTTCCGCATGAGTTCGCACTGGTCAATGAAGTCAGCCGCCATCTGTTTCAGCAGGTCCACTTCGTTGTTCCCGCTCGGGTTGAACTTAATCCTTACTCGGTCCGTCCCCAATGTCATCTCTACTCTCCATAGTGGTTTTCAAGTTCTCGACCTCGTTATGCCAGAGGGCGTCACCCTCAACGGAGAGCAGGTCGCCGTTCACTCCGTATCTTCTCCACTCAAACTCCATCGCAGCGCTTTGAACTTTAACCCAGCCTCGCGCCTTCAGCCGCGCCTCAAAGTTTGGTCCGAATGCTGTCATCCTAAGCTCCTTTCAGGTATGTACTTCGAGTCGAGATAACTCTGTGGAGAAGATCTCCTTTAGATCCTCGTGACTGAGATGCTCAACGATAGCATCATGGTGTCCACTGTAGTAGATTACCTTGAACACATTGCCTCCAATGCGCACGATCTCAAGTTTCCTATATCCTTTTTCTGGCTCGGTTAGTCTAGGAGAAAAGTTCTTCTTCGGCATCTGGTTCCCTTTCAACGCGCGATTTGTCTAGCGCCGCCCGCGCACTTGCGGCGAACTCTGGATTAGACTCGAGTCCGATAACGTAAGACGCACCGTATCTTTCAGCAGCACGCAACGCACTTCCACTTCCGCATGTAGGGTCGAGGAGTCGGGTACTCGAGTCCACGAACATCTCGAAGAAGTGTGCCAACATGGGTTCAGGCTTAATGGACATATGTATGTCTCGTTCGCTCGGATACGAGACTGCATTCGACTTTGCTCTAACGATTTTACGGTCGCCGCGACTCCCAAATAACGCCGTCTCATAAATTCGTCGAGGTCCTCGTTGTGGGTCGGGGAGGATTCCGATGTTGTCAGACTTAACCCAGACAAGAGGAAAAGGATCAATATCCCACTCACTCCCGCTGAAAGCGCTAAGAATATCTTGATAGTAGTGCATACTGAACCAGAACATGATGTGGCAGGATTCAGTAGAAATACGATCAGTGCAGCTGAGTAGGCAATGAAGGAGAGAGAAAAATACGTCCTCGGTGTCATGGTAGCCTCCATGGAGTGGTGCGGCCCCCTGATTAAACTTGTCTGCCCCTATGCCGAATGGGAAGTCACAGTGGATGAGATTGAACTTGGGTCCGGTGTAGTCCGGTGCCCATTCTAGGAAGGATGTGTTAATAATGGACTCTTCTCGCTTAGGTGGTGGCGCAGCTAGACTTGCCATGAGATTGTCTGTTGCTCTTGCGTGTGCTCGTTCCACCACACCGAGTGCAAC